ATGTACCACCACCAGTTAATGCATCACCTGCTACAACTGAAGTAATATCTCCAACTGGAACTGTTGCTACTTGTGTATCAACATATGCTTTAATTGATTGTTGTGAAGCAACTGATGTAGCAGAATTAGATGACATATTATCTTCATCTTTAAATGCTGTACCACTAATTGCTGTATTAATAACTGGGCTTGTTAAAGTTGGAGTACTTAAAGTTGGAGTATTTAAAGTTTTATTTTCAAGAGTATCTGTAGAAGTTCTTGCAACTAAAGTATCTGTTCCAGAAGGAATTGTAACTGTTCCACCATTTGTAATTGAAGAAATAGTTGGAGTAGTTAAAGTTTTGTTTGCTAAAGTTTGTGCTGTAGTTTTATCAACAACAACTCCTGTATCAATTGCAAAAGTCATTGTTTGTGCAGAACCTGTAGTATCAATACCAGTTCCACCAGTTAATGATAATGATTGTGAATCTAAATCAATTGTTTGAGAACCACCAGAGTCACCAGAAAAATCTAAATCTTGTACTGTTACTTGTGCATCTACATAAGTCTTAATAGCTTTTGCACTAGCTAATGTATCATCACTTCCTGATACTGCATTTAAATCTGTATCTATATCTGTAATACTTGTAGCTGAACCAATTACTAAACCATCTAATGTAACTGTACCATCAAAGAAAGCATCTTTAAATTCTAAAGAAGATGTTCCTAAATCAATATCATTATCTGTTGTTGGTACAATTGCACCATCTTGTAATTTAAATTGTTCTGTTGATGTACCACTAACATCAATTGAAAATTCAATTAAGTCATTAGTACTATCAATTACAATTTTATTTAAAGGAGTTGTTAAACCAGCATCTCCAATTAATCCTATAACTGGACCTTCTGCAGCAGTACCATCATGTTTATGTCCTGTAGTATTATTAAATGCTGCTAAAAGTTGATTATATTCATTATTAAATAATGTTGCTGTTATAGTATCACCATTATTTAATGAACTTTGTCGAGTATATCCTGCCATAATTTATCTTCTTCCTCCTGCTATAAATGAAACAAACATTCCATTTACTGAATATGGAGCATTAGTATCATCACTAAAAAATTTAAAGTTATTAGAAAAACCACTTCCAGTTACTAAAACACTTTTACTTGGTAAGGTAGCTGTACCAAATATTGATGTACCAAAAACTGCTGAACCAAATAAAGAAGGTGCAGATAATTGTCCAACATTAAAAGTATTAGGTTGGGGAACATCAGAACTTTCAAAATCGTATTTAATAATTAAATTTAAATCGTTTTGTGTTCCTTCAGGTTCAATATTAACTTTTACTTTATATAAACTTTTTCTTAAACCATTATCACCATAATCCATATCTGGTGTTTGAAATTCTGCTACTACATTACTTCCATTAAAACTAGAACCAACATCATGTTGATAAACAAATCCTGATTCATCTGAATGAAAAATTACTTCTGTACCTGTACTATTTAAATTAGAAGTACAAAATTTTACAGGCATTCCTCTTGTTTGACTCCATTCAAAAGCAGGAATACCTTCAGAACTATATTTAAATGTTCCAATAATTCCTCTTTGACCAGAATCAGCTTCACCTGTTCTATAATAAAATAATCTATATTGACTTCGTTCTCTAATTACAATACTAGATATAGTAAATGCAGCAAAATTATTTAATAGTTCATTAACTAAAGGTAAAATTTTTCTACTGATAGAACCTAATTCAACATCATCAATTCTAGCTGTACCAGCAACTGTTCGTAATCCATCAGGTGCTAAGAAGATTAAATCTCCACCTATCTCCTGAATAGAGTTACCACTTACACAACCTATATTTTTAGTTACTGATTTAATTATAGGAGTAGAATCAAGGTTTGTCAACTCATATATACTATTTTTACAAAATATAATTAATGAGTTTCTAAATACTTTAATACCTGTTACTATATCTCCTACATCTATTGAACCTGCAGAAGCACCTTCAAAATCATAAGGTTTTAATCTAGTGCTATAAAATACTGTACTAGGATTAGCTGTTTGACCAGCTACAACAATTCTTTCAGCATATCTTTCTATTAGTGAACAACCTACTGGAGAAGACCTTTCTAATTCTTGAAAATGATATTTACTATTATCATCTATAAAAAATTCAAATATTTTATTTGCACCATCTACACCATAAATAGTACCATTTTGACCACCTGTAGATTCAAAGTTTATAAATTTAACATTTGATTGACTAGTTCTATTAATAGTTGTTGCAGCAGCTAAACTAGCTGCAGAAATACCACCTATAAAATAACTTAATCCATTTTGAGTACTTGCTGTATCAGCAACTCTATCTAATGTTAATACAGTATTACTAGTAATAGATAATACTTTATAAATTTTTCCATCTATTTTAATATCATCATTAAGATTAAAAGATGAAGTAAATGTTGTATTTGTTCCTGTAACTGTTGCTGAATTATTACTAATAGAAACTGTTCCTGGTCCTGCTGTAAATGTATTTTTATTTATATGAAGATATGATGTTCCTGATAAACTAAAATATAAATCATCTGCTTGAGCAACTAGTACTCCATCAGCATAATTAGTAAGACCATGCATTGCATCTGTTATAGTACCACTTGGAGAAACAGCATTAGTACCCCCAAATTTAGTATAACCATTAACTCTTCTATAACCACCTGTAGTAGATGATTCAAAGTTTTGTAATTTAGTTGCAGCTCCTGGAGTTCTAAATAAAGCATGAGAACTTGAAATTAAATCCAAGCCACCTTGTACTGTAATCGAAGCTCCTTGAGTTGGCATAGTTTATCCTTAATATAAATATGTAAATCTAACATCTGACATATACTCTGGTTGAGGAGAGTTTAATTGGTCAGCCATATTTTGTAATCCTTTTTTATATTCATCTAAAGCTAATTGTGATTGTGCTATATTATCTTTAAATTGATAAATATAATATCTAGCTCTTGCTAGTAAAACTGGTTTGTATTGTTCTGGAAATAATACTTTATCTGTATCTGCTGATAATGCAGTAGGTCTATTATATGCAAAGAAATAAATTCTATATACACCATCAGGTATAGGAGATAATCCAAATCTTCTACCATCTGAACTTCTTAGTACTCTTGTAGGTACTGCATAAGTTTGTGTATTAGCTTTACTTGCTTCTTCTCCTTGAGCATAGTTAGCTCTCCAAGCTGATAAAGTTGTAAATGATAATTTATTAATTGTATGAGGAGCTGACTTACCTGTAACACCTTCTGTTGTTAAAGTAAAATCATCCCAGTTAACTGAATCATAATCTGTATCTACATCAGTTGAACCTGCTTTTAAAAGATACCATCTTTGTCCAGCAACACTTTCTATAAATGTATTACCATAATAATTATTTTGAGGTGCTGCAGTTTTTAACCAAGACCATTCATCTACTGCATCTACTATATCAAAGTAAGCTCTATTAACACAATTAGATACAAATTTTTGTATACCTAATGCTCCTGATACTGTTGTTAATTCTGGTTCATTTATTTCAACCAGTAATTCATTTGTCATTGATAAGTAAGTTTTAGCCATTTAACAGTTCCATGCTCTTAGTGATTTATTAATTCTTGAATTAGGGTCTCTTGCAGTTTTTTTAGATGTAAGTTTTTTCTTCATACCTTTCATCCTTGCACAAAAACTTTTTCTTCTTTTATTGCCTACCACCTTACTTGGTGCTTTCATATTATAAGAAGCTCTACCTTTAGCATTTAGTCCTCCTTTAGGATTCTTACCCTCTTTACGAGTCCAAGCAGGTGAAGACATTATACCCATGATTACTTTTTCTTATTTTTTTTAACTACGATAGTCATCATGCCACCACCCATCATTTTTTTCTTAGGTTTTTTTGACATAACTGCACCACCATATTTGTACTTACCTTTGTTTGTTACTTTGCCACCAGGCATTGCTTTTTTCATTGGCATATTGTTTCTCCTTATATTAATATCCATAAGATTACAAGACCTGCTATAACAGCTAAAGAAAGTTTTCTATGAAACATCCAAAAGTGTTTAGCATCATCTAGTAAACATTTTAATTGTGTTTTAATTTTATTTAACATAATTATTCTCCTAATAAGAGGATGGGGATATTACTACCCCCACCCAATAGTGTATTAAAAATTAATCTATTTTGTAGATAATTTTACCAGCTACTTCTGGTCTTAATACTTTTCTTCCCCATACCATTAAACCTCTAACGATATCTGAGAATGTACCTGTGTCTCTAACAGTTTCTACTTTGTTCATTGCTGACGCAGCAGCAGTTGAACTCATATGACCGAATAAAGCTTCAGGTGCAGTTGCAGAACCACCTGCAGATGAACCAGTACCAGATAAGTCATTAGTTGGTAGGTTGTTTGATTTGTACATTTGGAAACCTCTAAGTAATCCAGATGCTACTAAACCATTTCTGATTGAACCTTGACCAGCATTAAAGTCTACTGATAAAAGTTTAGAAGAAGAATTAGAAAGTGCGTTGTACCATTCAGGTGCAGCGACAAACCATCTTCCATCTTCAGGTGCGTTAGCTTCATCTAATTCCTTAGCAGCTAATGCCATTTGATTTAAAGGGTCAACTTCACCAGAAGCAAATCCGATATCAATCGGAGTTCCAGTTGTTCCCATTCCTGTAGTTACAGTTCCACCTGCTGAAATAGCTGCTAGAATATTGCTATCCATAGCATCTCTTAAAGCATAAGCAGCATTGTCTGCAGCAATAGCTTGGAAGTTGACATGAGAGAATCTCTTCTCTAAGTCATCAATCTTAAATGAAAAAGATTTAGCTTGGTCTACAGTTAGAACAAGTTCTTGGTCAGTTAAGTTAGTTGATGTTACAGCCAGACCTCTTGTGTAGTCTGCTACTGCAATTTGAGGCTCTTTGATAATATTAACAGTATCACCGAAAGATGAGATTTCTCCCATGTAATCTGTGTTACATACTGCTTCTGCTACTGCAGCTTTTCTTAGAGCTATTTGTACTTTCTTTGAATAGATTTCAGGAATGAAAAAACCATTAGTTTGACCTGAAACACCTAATCCAAAGTTATAAGTTGAACCACCAGCAAATTTAGCCATGATTTTACTCCTTTTGTTTTAGTTGTTGATAAAAATGAAAATAGAATTAATCTATAATTCTACCTTCTCTTTGAGCTTTTAAAATATCTTTTTCATATTTCATAAACTCTTCATCTGATAATTTTTTAATATCAGACCTTTTGAAGAAAGGTTCTTTAGATTCAGGTACTTGAGTTTGCTCATTAGTCTTAACTAATAAATCAGCACCTTGATTCTTCGGTTGTTTCTTCGTAGTTTTTTTATCAAGTCCAAGACCTCGGTCCTTCTTATACAAGTCAATTGCTCGTGCAGCTAATGCTCCATTAGAGTTATTTTCATATATCCAGTTTTTAATTTCCATTGGCTGAGTATCTGCCCAGTTATGAAAATCATCAGACTCTTTTATTTCTTCAAAGTCAGGATGATATCTTGAAAGTTCAAGTGCAGCTTCCTTTTGTTGCAAAGTAGTATTTGCTTTCTTTAAACTTTCTAACTCGTCTTGTAACGACTTAACTTCATTTTGCGATTGTAAGTGAGATACAGTTTCCACAACTCCATAAATGTCAGGATAATCGTTTTTAAAAGCTTCAAGCTCTTCTTTCGATTTTGGTGGTTGGTACTTAGGTCTGTTCTCTTGAAGTTGAACTTTAAGGTCACTTTCTCTATTGTTCCATTCACCTAACTTCCTATCATAATATCGTTTTAGGTCGTCATATCTTTTCTTATAATCAACTTTTGTATAAGGATTAGATTCTACATTTAATGCAGACTCTTGAACCTTATCCATTGTTGCATCAGTATTCTCAGCATTATCATCTGGGTTGCCTTTGGCAGTAGCATTTGATAAACCTTGATTACTTTCAGGGTTTGGCACAAACAAACCTTCATCAGCAGAAGTTCTATCTTGTGGCATTGAATCTTTTGTATGCCAAGATTTTTTTCTGTTGTAAGGGTTTGCTTCGGCTTCTTGTCTTCCTTCTTCGTTTTTGTTATTCATCGTATCCTCCTTTAGGGCTTCTTAACTGAAGGTAGCTAAGGTAGGTGTTTTTGTTTAAAACGAAACTACAAGGGCTTATAATAAAATTATTATAAGGTAGCTTGTCTATTCATAGAGTTACCTTTCTCTATAAATTCTTTTATACTATCTCTTCTTCTTCTTGAGATTGAATACCAGCATCATAATCTTCTTCTGCTTTTTTCATCATACTTCTTAATTTGTCTACACCAATATTCTTAACTGCTTTTGCTGTAAATACAAATTCACCATCTGATAAAAGTGCTGGGATAGAGTCTGAAGTTCCTGTACCTGGTCCTTCTACTTCTCCATCATCTGTAAATTCTGTTGCTACTAATTTAGGAATAATAGCTTCTAGTTCTGGATGCATTTCAACTGCTTCATCTAAAAGTTTTTCTTCTTCATCTGATAAAGCTGAAGTATCAATAATAGCATCCATACCTTCTAAATCTTCATCAGTAATATCTTCTTCATCATCCATAGGCATTTCATCATTCATACCCATTGGTTGTAATAAAGATTCTTCTTCTACTTTTAATTCTTCCATAGGTGGCATATCTTCATCAGGCATTTCATCTTCTACTATATCACCTTCAGCATATGCTTGATAATCTGGTCGTTGGTCATACTTACCTTTTTCAACTCCAACCATTCCACCTAATGCCATTTGTTGTGCTTTAATATTTTTAGATGCTTTATAAGATTCTAATTCTTGTTCTTGTTCATCAGTTAAAGGTAAACCTGAATCTTGCATAGCTTCAAGTTGTTCCATTTTTCTCATCTCAACTAATTCTTTAGTTGATAAATCACCTTTATTAAATTTCATTCTTTGCATTAGTCCACCTTTAGCTTTTTTAATCACACCTTTACCTATTAAAATATCTTTCTGTGTTACTTCACCATCACCACTTAAATCTGGGAAAGCTTCTCCACCTTTATTAAATCTTGTTCTTGTTTTATCCATTGCTCTAGAAGGTAAACCTTTTCTAGCTGAACGAGGAGTATTGACATCATAAGGTGTAATACCTTGTGATTCTTCATCTTGTTTTGCGATAAAAGGTGGCATTGACATTAATCCACCTGTTGCCATTTTCTTTGCTTTGATTTTTTTCATTTTACTCCTTGCTTAATTATAGCAATATTAATTATATTAGTCAACACTAATATTATTTTACTATGTCTCTTACATTATTGGGCAGGTTCTTCAACTTGTCCAGTAAATTCCATCTCCCCTGGCATTGGTGTATTACCAGGTCCGATTGGGCTTTCGCCATTTCCAGGGTTGTTTGCTCCTGGAGTTTCTGGAGATACTCCTCCATCACTTCCCATTGCTCCGAGTTCACTAGGATTAGGAGTTTGTGGGCTAGTTCCTTTGTTAGCATTTTGTTGTCCTATTATTTTTGCATAGATTTCTGCTTCATCTTTAGTATTTAAAATTTCTGCTGGGTCTAAATCTAAAGAGAAAGCTAATTCTTTTATTACTTCTGACATTCTTACAAATGGAGCAATAGCAGGATTCTGTACAGTTTGTAAGAACATAGTTAGTCTTTGACTTCTAACTTCTTTCTTCATCAAACTAGAAGAACCTGTTGCTTTAATTTCTAAGTCGCCATGTATAGGTAAGTCACCTTCATAGAATTGCATATTCCATTGAAACAATGCTTCACCTAAAGGTTTAATTAATTGGTCATCAATATTTTTAATTACTGTTTTAATATTTAATGATGCTGCACCCATAAGCATTGACATACCAGATGCTGTTCTTGTCATAGATTGAACACCTGTTTGTCCATGTGAGTAAGATGGAATACCTGTAGATTCATCTGCAAGTTGTCTAAACTTATCAAACATCTGCATATTTTCTGGAGCAGTATTAGGAAACTTTAATCCATAAATTGATTGTCCAGGTACACCTGCTTGTCTTTTAAAAATCTTACCAGGAAATACTTCCATAGTTTGATTAGATGCTAATGCTGATTCATCAACATCAAATATTAAATTACCTGCTAATGCTAAATTATCAATTGCCATTCTTGCATGACCATTCATAATTTGTTGTGCATCATCCATATTTTCTGGAACACCAATACCAAAAAATGTATATGGATTTTTTTCATATACAAAAGCTTGATAAGGAGTTCTAAAAGGTTTAAATGGATTTTGTACAATTCTAATTACTTTATCTCGAATCATCCAAACATTAACTTGAACTTCTTCCATGTCATCAACAGATTCATCTAGTTCTAAACCTTCTTCTCTAGCACTCATTGCATCTATTGTTCCCCAATATTCCATGACTTCAAATCTACTAGATTCAATATCAGCATATTGACTTTTTTCTAAATCTATATCTGTTTCCCAAGATTTTTTATTATACTTAGCACCCATTCTAATACATTCAAGAATAGCTTGTTTATTAAAGAAAGGTCTATTAACTAAATCTAAAACTTGATTTTTATTTAATCTATGTCTTTGAATTACATATTCTGCTTCTTCCATTGTTCTAGCATTAGGGTCTGGATAAAAATCCCATATACTAACAAATTCCATTTTAGGAACTTTAACAGTTTCAGGTGAATATTCTCTACCATTACCAGTATCAGTATATTTATGTAAAGTTTTATTATAAGTAAAAGGACCTTTAATAATTCCTGTTCCTAATAAACAAGATTCAAATATTGCATTTCTTAATTCTATACTTCCATTAGACTCTTCTATTTGGTCTAATATTAATTTTTCTAATCTCCTTGCTGCTATTTGTGCAGGTTTGATTTGAGGCATCTCAGGAGTAGGAGCTGGTCCAGAAGTTAAATCTGCATCTTCATATTCTTTTTCTAAAGAACCTAAGTTAGCATCGTTACTTAAATCATTAAAAGTTGTTCCAGGAGCTAAATCATTTCCATCACCAGGAAAACCTAAACCACCATTTGATTGTTGCATTGTAGGTTCACCAGGAATATAATCCATATTACCTTCAATACCTGGAGTAGGTTCTTCATTTTGATTCATACCCATTTGTTCTTTTAATGGATTTAAATGAGCATACTCATCTATACCTTCAGGTACTCTAGTTTCTTGAATAGTTAATGGAAATTTATTTGCACCAAACAATACATCAATTAATTGACCATATGCTGCTAGTACTTTTGTTTTAGTTACTTTAACAAATACTCTAGATTTTTCATGGTCTCTAAAAGCTACGTTTTTAAAATATCTTCCTCGATAATTATGAAATGCTTGTAACCATCTATCTTCATCATCTTCTCTTGATGTTTCACAATATTGAAATCTTGATTTTATTTGAGCAACGAGAGCAGAAACTTTTTCTTCATCTTTTGCATCATCCATAGATGAATTAACATCTTCTCTAATTTGGTCGTAAGTAGCCATATATAATTCCTTAAATTATTTGTGCAGTAGTATAATAATACACTTATTTCTTTGACTTGTCAACTATTTTTCTAATTTCTATAATAACACTATTAGGAATAATTGTACTGTTTCCAATCTCTTCAATCTTACCTGAATCTTCTCCAGCCGAAGAATAGTCTCCAAAAATTCTAGTAACTCCTTTAGTTTGAGTTAATAAATGACCTTTAGTAACACAAATAGGTAACTTTGCTTTCTTACATCCTTCAATACTTTGCCACGAACTGTCGGATAAAATATCCAGCCAATACACAGAAACTAGAGGATACTTATCTATTTCTCTAGTAGCTTTAGTATTTATTTTAATTTTCTTTTTAACCATTACCTTTTTTCTCCTCCTGCTGTTGTTTCATTTTATTAAATCCTTTTTTACCTTTACCATAAGGTTTAAAATCTCCTTTACCTTTTATCTTATCATCTTTAGCCCAATCAGTAAATTGGTCTTTAATTCCACCAGCATCTGAATATCTACATATATTCATTTTAAATACTTGATGTATTTCTTTTTGTTTTAAGTATTCTTGTAGTTCTTCATATGACATTACTTTATCATATTCTTCATTAGTCTGTTTATTTTTAAAAGTATATAAAGGCATATTAGTATCCGAATGTTGGGTCTGATGGTGTCCATCGTTTTTTGTTTGACATATCTTCCCATACTGAAGTTGTTCTAGGTCTAGACATAACTAAATATCTTAGAGCATCATAAGCATGGTCTGATGCTTTTGTATCTACATCCTCTGGTCTGCTAGGGTCAATAGGTATAGATTGTATTTCTCTAATTAGGTTTGGGCAAGATTTAAATATCTGAAGCTTGGGTCGACCTTTGTCGTTTATTTTTAATCTTTCATGTATTTGTATCTTGCCTTGAATTCTGTTCTTGTCAGCCCTTCTAAGCTTGTGTCCTGCTCTGGTGAGTACTTCCCCTACAGTTGGACCAGTAGAGCCAGTCCTAGACCACGCAGC